CGATACTTTACTAACAATAATGCCTAAATACTCAGACCAATTAAAACACGAAAAAGAAATGGCTGAGCTAGGGAAGCAAAGAACGAACAAAAGACGAATTTCTCATGTTGAACGTGAGGAAGAGTCAGTAACTAGCTATGGAAAAGTTATGGTTGCTAACACAATCAGACCTTTAACCAACGCCATAGCTGAGTTTATACTAGAGACATCTAATAAGACTGTTGGTAAACCACCAATAGCCTTTGTTAAGATGTGCGAAGTCTCACCTGAAATACTAGCCTTAATCACAGGCAAACACATAATTAATACAATTACCCAATACAAACCTTTAACTGCTACATCTATATCTTTAGGTGGAAGAGTAGAAACTGAAGTATCTTTAAAGAATTTTAAATTTTTAAACCCTGAGCTTTATGAAGCTGTGAAAAAAGACTTAGATAAAAGGTCTTGGAATTATATTTATAAGAGACGTAAGTTAAGAGAGAGTGCTAAGCGTGGTGTTGTCAGATGGGAAGAATGGACTACTCCTGAAAAGTTACATGTTGGAATGAAATTAATTGAAATGTTAATTATTTCAACAGGACTAATTGAGATAGGTGTAGAAACTATTAATCATAAAAAAGCTAAAATTATTAAACAGACTCATAAGACTAGAGAATGGATTAAAAATAGAAATGGATTCAATGAACTTTTAAACCCTGAATATTTACCTACTGTCCTACAACCTAAGATGTGGAAGACTGTTGTAGGTGGTGGGTATTGGACTAAAGAATTGCCTGAGTTAGATTTAGTAAAGCAAAAGAATAAACAGTTTAAAAAAGAGCTTGAAAATTTTGATATGCCTGAAGTGTATGACGCAATTAATATTATGCAGAATACACCTTTTAAAATTAATCATTATATTTTAAATGTCATGCAAACAGCTTGGGATAGAGGAGACTCTATTGGTGGTATGCCATCAACTGTAAATTATGACATTCCTAATAAGCCGATTGATATTGAGACAAATAAAGAATCTCGTAGAGAGTGGAAAAAAAGAGCTGTCATAGTACACACTGAAAATGCTCGTATGTTCTCCAAGAGATTACTATACGCTAAGATTATTTGGTTAGCTCAAAAGTTTAAAGATTATGCAACCATATATTATCCTCTTCAATTTGATTTTAGAGGAAGAGCTTATTGTGTCCCTGCATTTTTGAATTATCAAAGTATTAGTGGAGCTAAAGCTATGCTTGTATTCTCTAACGGAAAAGAAATAACCAAAGAGAATAAGGGAGAGTTTTGGTTAGCTGTGCATGGGTCTAACTTATATGGTAATGATAAAGTATCTTTAAAGGATAGAGTTAAGTGGGTAAATGATAATGAAGAGTGGATAGTTAAATGTGCTCAAGACCCGTTTACACACAGAGAGTGGGAAGACGCTTCAGACGCTTTTCAATTCTTAGCGTGGTGTGATGAGTGGAGACGTTATCAAGTAAGAGGAATAGGTGAAAAGTTTATTTCTCACTTACCTGTCAGTATTGATGGGTCTTGTAATGGACTTCAAGTTTACTCTTTAATGTTAAGAGATGAAAAAGCGGGAAGACTTGTAAATTTACTTCCGTCAGACAAACCTCAAGACATCTATCAGTTAGTTGCTGATACAGTTACAGAGAAGTTGAAGAAAGATGTTTTAGAAAATAAACCTTATGCTCAGCTATGGCTGAACTATGGAGTTAAAAGGTCTACTACTAAAAGAAGTATTATGACAATTTGTTATGGCTCTACAAGATACTCTTGTACGGATTTTGTTGTAGAAGATTTAACGAAGAGAAAAGATAAAGGTGAAAAACACCCATTTGTTGATGATGTTTTCAGACCTGCTTCTTATTTGGCGAGTGTCATTTGGGATAGCATAGGGGATAATTTAAAATCTGCTAGAGTTGGTATGAAATATCTTCAGGATATTGCTAGGATAGTGTCAAAAGAACAATTACCTATTCACTGGATTACGCCAGTTGGTTTTCCAGTTTATCAATCTTATCCTGAAATGAAATCTAAAAGAGTTAAGGCTATGTTGATGGGTGAAGTTATCAAGCCTCGTATCAACGCTGAGACTGATAGGACAGACCGTTTACGAATGAGTAATGGGGTTGCCCCAAATCTAGTTCATAGCGTAGACTCTTCTGCCATGATTAAGACTGTTAATATCGCATATAAAAGTGGAATTAAAAACTTTTGTAATGTGCATGATAGTTTTGGTACGACTGCGGGAGATGTAGAGATGTTAAGTAAATGTTTAAGAGAAGCATTTATTACTATGTTTTCTGAACATGACATACTGCATAATTTCAGGGAAGATGTGTTAAAACAATTACCTGATAAATTAAAATCTAAATTACCTGAAGTTCCCTCAAAAGGTGATTTGGATATTCAACAACTGAGGGATAGTGAGTTCTTTTTTGCGTAAAAGCATTAAAGTGCCCATACTTAGAACAAGAAAAAGGAGATAAACGAAAAATGGCTAAAAACAACTATGTCAAAATAGTTAGTCCCGTTGGCGTATCACAATATGCTTGGCTAACTACCCCTGATACTCGCTTTGATGAGATAGGTCACTATAAGACTAATCTAATCGTGAGTGCTAAGGAATCTCGTTCATTAATTCAACAAATTGATGCTGAGATAAAGAAAAGCGTTACTCTTGCTAAAGAGAAAGCTAAAGGAAAAGCTATTAAACAAGCTAACAGTCCTTATGAAGATGAAATGATTGACGGTAAAGCGTCAGGAAATGTTGTCTTTAAATTTAAGACTAAAGCTAAAATTATAGCTAAAGATGGTAAAGTTATACCTAATAGAGTAGCTTTATTTGATAGCAAAGGTAAGCCTATGATTGATTCAAACATTTGGTCAGGTAGTGAGATGAAAGTATCAGCAGAGTTGATACCTTATTTTACTGCTGTAGCAGGTGCGGGTATCAGCATGAGACTTAGAGCAGTTCAAGTAACAAAGTTAGTTGAAGGTGGCTCAAGTAATGCTAAAGGCTATGGCTTCGGCGAAGTTAAAGACGGCTATGAACAGCCTGAAGTAAAAGAAGAAGAAGATGTATCGCAGGAAGCTCAAAATTCCCAAGCTGACTTCTAAACAAGTTGGCTTGAGGTACGGCTTTAGGTCGGGATTAGAAGAATCAATAGCGAATGAACTTGAAAAGAATCGTGTAGCGTATGAGTTTGAAAAGACTAAGTTGAAATATACTAAGCCTCAAAAAATTCATACCTATACGCCTGATTTTCATTTAATAAAGAAAAGAATTTTTATAGAAACGAAAGGATTATTTACTACTCAAGACAGACAGAAAATGAAATTGATTAGGGAGCAACACCCTAATTTAGATATTAGATTTATATTTTCTAATTCAAGAGCTAGGATAAGTAAGAAATCAAAAACAACGTATGGAATGTGGTGTGATAGATATGGATATATGTATGCTGATAAACACGTTCCGAAAGAATGGTTATGAGACAATTAATTGAAAGTTTTATTGATGTAGGAAGTGGATTTTTACTAGCAATTTTAATACAAGTTTTATTCTTCCCTCTTTTTGGATTATATCCATCAGTTTTAGATAGCATTGGAATAGCTTTAATCTTCACTGGATTTTCTATAACTAGGTCTTGGCTGTGGAGATTAGCATTTAAAAAATATAGTGAAAAACAAAATTTAGAAAGTAGAGAAACCTCACCTAAAGAATGGATTAGAGGTTATAAAGAATGGAAAAAAAAATGAGCTTAAATAAATCAAGATATTTGGAAGACCAAAATGTAGCAGAATATTATTCTGATTCTAAAGGTGAATATATTAGTGTAGATAATATGTCTGAAACTCATTGTCGTAGAGTGCTTAAAAAATTAATTAGAGAAAATGGGATTAGAGTTGATTACTTGGTTGATTATCATACTCGTTTAAGAATGATGATTGAAGTAGTAACAACTGAAAAAAATCTTAAAGACATATTTGATATTGTAGATGAAGCTCAAAAGAGATTGAGAAGAGAAGATGAACAACGTAAGATTAGAAACTAAATATATTGTTATTCATTCATCAAATACAAATCCTAAACAGAATTTTGACGTAAAGGATATTGATATACAGCATAGAAAAGATGGTTATTTTTCCTGTGCATTTCACAAAGTAATAACTAGAAGTGGTGAAGTGCAAGATGGAAGAGATATACAAATCGCAGGTGCTCATGTTGATAGCTCCGTTAAATTGTCAAACAAAAATTCTATTGGTATCTGTCTAATCGGTGGACAGACGATAGAGGGTAACCCCGATTGTAATTTCACATTCAAACAGTACACCGCTTTGGTGAATTTATTAAAAGAGTTGAAACAGAATTACAACGAGGTTACTATTGTTGGTCATAGAGATGTGGCTGACTCCTTATCTCCGCATTTTAACGTAAGTGAATTGCTGAGGTAGTTTGTTTGTACCCCTTGAGAGAGTAAATAATACTCAACGGAAAATCTTAAATGATTGGAATTGTGAGGCTAAAGCTCTCAAGGGGGAAATATTTAACAGGAAAATTTTTATGGAAAATCAGGAAAGCAACTTTTTATATCACACGCCCTGCAATAATTGCGGTTCGTCAGACGCTAACTCAGTTTATGATGATGGTCACTCTTATTGTTTCTCGTGTAACACAACAACAAGAGGAAATGATTTGGAACAACCAGTAAAAGAAAAAACAAGTAAAGAATTTATAAGTGGAGAACTTACTCCTTTAACAAAAAGAAAAATAGATTTAGACACAGTAAGAAAATTTAATTATCAAACTGGTGCGTGGTTTGGAAGACCAGTTCAGATAGCAAATTATTATGATAAAGATAAAAAATTAGTAGCACAAAAATTAAGAAACCCTGATAAGACCTTTCAATGGCTAGGGGACGCAAGACAATCAGGTTTATTTGGTCAGCATCTTTGGCGGGACAAAGGACGTATGATTATCGTAACTGAGGGAGAAATTGACTGCCTTAGCGTTAGTAAAATTAATTCAAATAAATTTCCAGTAGTAAGTGTTAAGAGTGGAGCTCAAGGAGCTAAAAAAG